CCGGCCTCGAGGATCTCGGGGCCGATGAAACGGGCGGTATACGTCGTCTCGCTGCCGGACATTACAGCGTGGCCCAGATGTTGGAGCCAGCGGACAGGCACACGATGCAGATGCCGCGACCGGCCGCCGACACCACGGCCGCATCAGCGGAGCCGCCGTTGATCACGCCGCCCGCAGGAGGGTAGACCTTGAGGGTCTGGCCGCTGACGGTATTCAGAATCCAAAGCATCTTGCCGCTGATCTTGTCGGCGCCGTTGATCTTGACGCCCTTGGTGCCATCGGCCGCGGTGGTCGGATACACGCTGGACGTGCCCGCAGGGAGGGTCGCCGCGTCAGAGGCGGTCGAACCGGCCGCGGCAGTCGACGCGCCGGGAGGGGTGATCATGCCCGCATGAACGATGTGGCCGCCGAGGAGCGAGCCGTCAGCGGCGTCCGCATCGTCCTTGACGACAAGGCCGGTGAAGCCGACAGCGGCGCGGAACTGAGAGGTCTTTTCGGGAACGGCCATGGTGTATCACTCCTTGTTTTTGGAACGGACAAGATCCTTTAGCGCCTGTTCGCGCAGCTTCTCGCTGCGCTTGACGGCATCCGCGCCGCCTTGCTCGTAGGCCTTGCGGGCGAGCCCGTCGCGGGCCTTGCGCACCTCGGCCTCGGTCACGTCGCCGCCTTCGCGCGGCGCGCAGCCTTGGCAGGCTTTGCAGGCGTGGTCGCGTCCATCGCGGCCAGCGTGGCGGCTGCGGCCTCGGCACGGCGCGCAGCCTTGCCGTCGCCGGAGCCGTCGCCGGCATCGCGCTCGTATTCGTCCTGGACGCGGCCGCGGATCAGCTCGATCACGTCGGGGTCGAGAGGCGGCAGGCGGCCGGATTCGACCAGCCCGCGCAGGTAGTCGAGGTGGGTATCGCGGTCGTATTTAAGGCGGACTTCATTCGCCAGCGGGGTAGGAACCATCCACACCGGCAGGTAGATCGTCGGCACCTTGCCGTTCGGAAGCTGTCGGCCGTCATACGCGGCGATATATTCGGCCGCAGGCTCCACGATCATCCAGCCGCGGCGCATCTTCTCGGCCATGGCAAGCGACACGTCGCCGTCCTTGTCCACGCAGGCCACGCCCGGGACGAAATAAAGCGGCGCCAGATTTGGCAACCATTCGCCCGCGCCGTTCTCGTCGGCGTAGAACGTCCACCGCTTCGGATGGTACATCAGGCGGAAGTCCGGGTAATCGCTCGGGTTGAGCGGCAGGCCAGCGGCTGCGCTGGTGGCTGCGGTGTACCCCTTGGGGGCGTATGCGTTTACGAGTGCCATGTGTCGTTGTACTCGGGTTGGAGGGTAGGGGAAAGCCCGGCCGACACGACGCCGGCCGGGCAGGGTTTACTAGGAGGCGCGGGTCTGGAGCTGGACGCCCATTCCGTCCTGAAGCTCGGCGAAGCCGACGTAGTAGTTACCGACGATCTTGCTGATCGCGGCTTCCGGCGTGCGGCCCATCTCGACGTACATCTTGGTGCCCATGGGGTACATCACGCCGCCGGAGCCCATGATGGGGGCCGGGGTGCCGTCCGCGTAGCCGATGGCGCCGTAGCTGATGATGAAGCCCAGCTTGTCGGAGCCGCTGGTAACGACCTTAGACGACACGAAGAAGTCGATGCCGAGGTAGCTGCCCGCGTAGCCCTGACCCTTGATGGCGATCATGTCAGCGGTGGCCGGGATCCACTGAAGCGCGCCAGTCTCGGAGCGCAGCGAGTTCTGGAAGTCGGACAGCTGCTTGGGGCTGACGACGGCGAGGAACGGGCCGGGAGCGGACACGGCCTCGAGCGCGGCGATGGCGGAGAAGATGTTGGTCACGGTCAGCGCGGCGCCCGAGGTGCCCACGACGGTAGAAAACGCCGAGCCGGCGGTGCAGATCATGGTCTGCGCACGCAGGGTCGCAGCGCCCACCATGTCCTCCGCGCACCACGTCACGAGGTCGCCGACGCTGGCCCACGTCTGGCCGGCGAGGTCGGTGACCTGACGGTACAACGCCTGGCGGGCGACGGTGATCGAGACGTTCGCGTTGGTCAGCGCGGTCGAAAACACGCTGTCGCCGTCGGTCGCGGCAGCCATCGCATCCAACCCCTTGCCGACAATGCCCACCTTCTTCACGCTGGAGCCGGAGCCCGCGATGTCGCCCACGTAGGTGATGGCGGGATGGTTCATCAGGCTGGCGCGGTCGCCGAGCTTGAGCTGAAGTTCAGCGGCGAGAGTCGACGCGACAGTGAGATCGGACAGGGACGAATAGGTAATCGGAGCGTCAGCCACAAGGCACCTCGAGAAACAGGGTGAACGGGAAGGGTAATTGTGCTTCCGGCGTGCGCTCTGTTTTTACGGGGCTCGACCCGACCGCCTACGGTCTGTAGAGTGTGACACGCCACGGCGGACGTGTCAACGTGCATCACTTCAGGCTTGCCAGAATCGCGGCCCGGTTCGCCGCGTAGGCCGCGCGTCCGGCCGGCGTGCCGAGCATCTGCTGAATGGCCTGCGGCGTGAACGTTTTTACGGGCTCAGCCGACGGCGCGGCGCCTGCGTTTACCTTCGGTGCGGCGGGTGCCGGCGCGCTCTGCGCAGGTGCAGCCTCAACAGGCGCAGTCGACGCAGGGCTTGACGGAGCGTCGGGCAGGTACGCGCGAACGCCTTTCGGCAGCGCGTCACGGTTCGCCAGCCATTCGGAAAGCGTCGGCTTTGCGCCGCCCTCGCCGGGCTGGACGCGGGCGTAGGCCGCCTGCACGATGTCGGGCGCTTCGGGGTCGGTGATGCCGGCCGACATCATGGCGCGCTCGGTCTGCCACGTCGTCTGCTGCGCCTGCCATTCGGCCTGCGCCTTCTGGTACTCGGCTCGCGCCGTCTCGGCCTCAGTCTGCCAGCGGCTGGCCTCGCTGGCCTTGGCCGTCAGGCTGTCCAGCTGCGCCTTCAGCGCGGCCTTCTCAGCGGCCAGCGCGACGATGCGATCTCGCGCTTTCGGCGTGCTGTCCTCGGGGATGTCGACCATCTCGACGGCGGTAGTGGTGGTGGTGTCGCTCATGTTGCCTCGGGGTAAAGTCTACACGGTGCCGGACGTGGCGTTGGCCGCGGCGGCGATGGTGGCTGCGTTGCGCGCCTGGTACTCGCTGACGGTGAGCGCGCCTTCCGGCCCTGCCATCGGCGGCAGGCCCTGCGCGGCGCGGGCCTCGTTGACGGTGACGATACCGGCCACGTCGGTGGACGTTAGCGCGATGTTCGGGCGGACAGCCTCAGGCACGACAGGCGCAGGTGCGGTCGTGTCGGCGTTCGCCGGGTTCAGCGCGTCGACCACGGCCGTGGCTGCGATCACCTTGTCGGCGTCAATGCGCGCCAGCTCGGCCGAAGCGCTGGCCTCGGTCAGTCCGGGATTGAGTTCCTGATACGCACGGACGCGGCTGAGGAGCCCGGCGTTCATCAGCTCGATCACGTTCGCGCGGCGGGCCTGTAGCTCCTCGGGCGAAAGCGGCAGGTCGCGGTACACGATCTGATAGCCGTACTCGGGCAGGGCCGAGCCGGTCGCGCGATTAAACAGCGTGGCCGTAACGGACATCAGCAGCTCGTCAGACCGGCGCATGATGGGCGCGTATCGCTTGGCTGCGGATCGCTTGCCTTCGTTCGACAGGGCGATGGCGTACCCGCTGCGGGCCGTGCCGCCCATGCGCTGAATGTCCGCAGGCGGAAGGCCCGCGTCAATGGCGATGCGATTCGCCAGACTGGAAATGACGCCCTCAAGCGCCGCCGGGTCGGCGCCCGCCTGGAACTGTCCGATCAGCGGCTGGCGTCCCTCCTGCGTTGACTCAGCCCTCATAATGACCGCCGGATCTGCGATGACCTCGACACGCTGACTGAAGCTGTCGGAGCCCGCCGGAATGGCGCCGACAAATCCACAGTCCAGCGTGTAGCGCTGGGGGAAGCTGGCGTCCCGCAGCACGTGCCCGAGGAAGGTATAGTTCACGCCAAGGTCAAGGCAGGCTTGCACCGTTTCCCAGTTCCCGCGCCAGTTCCAGATACGGTCGCCCAGAGACTCGGCATGGTACAGAATGTAAGGCAAGATCGGAGTGCCGTCGCTGCGACGGTACGGGTAGGCCGGGCCGCTGAAGTCACCGCCCAGCACCTCAAGGCTGATGTCCGCGCCCGTGCTGACCTGCTCCACGCGGTAGATCGGGTTTTCGGGCTCGTCAGGCTCAATGCAGATGTGATCCCAGCACCAGCCCCAGTCCTCCCGGTAGCGCATCTCCTTGACCTCGACGGGCTGATCGGGCTGGTCAGGACTGCCCTCCATGATCAGCATATCGGGGTAGACCGGACGATACTGGATCTCGCCGGTCGGAAGAACCGACACGCGCCACGCGCATTCACGGAGCGCGATGGTCATGGCCTGAAAGCGCGGCATGCGAGGCCATAGGCCGGACGCCTGAATGGCCTGCGCGAACGGGCCATAGATCGGGGTATCGAGTACCCGTACCTCGGGCTCGGTCAGGTAGAGCGCGGCCGTCTCGCGCGCGATGCTGACGAGCGGCATGCACGTCGTCTTTGCGATGCCCCATGCGTCCGCACGTTCGCGCCCGACTTCGCGCGCTACGCGGTTCTGCAAGTCCTGCTCCCATGCGCCATCCATCATTCGGCGCACCATCCGGGTATGCTCCCAGCGCATCATCTCGCCCATGTCGTCACCGGGAGGGGGAATGATGTACGGGCTATCTGACATAGACATCAGGCTACCTCACGCGAGTAACGGACGCGAACTGACGGCCCGCCGGGAAGATGTAATCTTTCAGAGCGTACCTCAGCGCGTCTATCCTGTCCTTTGCGGGATGGTGCGCCGTGTAATCCCATGACTCGATAGCCTCGACCAGCGGCCGGCAGCGCGAGCGGATGACGATGCGCTGAGAAGCCATGGCCTCGTACAGATACCGACAGCCCGTGTCCCGGCTGCCGCCGCTCATCTTCTCCTTGGCGCCAAGGATGCGCGGGCTGATTCCAGTCTGCGCCACCTGCATCTCGAGCGCCAGCCGCCGCGTCAGGTCGTAGTTGCCCTTCCATTCGTGGCGTCCCTGTACCGGGTTGTCACCGTACACCGTCCGCAGCTGGCGCCACTGAAGGCCGTTCCGCTTGAGCATGCGCACGATGTCGGCGGCAAACATCGTGACCGTCGCTGTGCCCGGCAGAGCCACCATGTCCTCCACGATGATGCTTTCAGTCTGTCGTCCGTCGCCGCTCCGGCTCGGCTCGACACGCACCAGCACGGCGACCAGACCTTGCGGCCGGTCGGCGCTCGCGTAGTCGATGCCGATGTGCCAGTAGCTCTCGCCGTCCAGCATGGCCGAATCGCTGACGTGCGCGGCCGCGTTCCAGATTGGAGCGAACCACGCGCCCTGCGGCCTCATTTCCCATAGGCCGTCAAGCGTGATGCCCGCCCAGCTGGCCGGCTCCTTCGCCCACATCGACGCGATCCACGCATCGTCGCAGGGCGTGCCGTCCTCGAGCGTCCGAATCTCGCCCGTGTCGACGTGTCGCAGATTGTCGGTAGTCAGCGCCGCGTGAACCTCGGGCATATGCCCGCGTTCGACAGCCTCGCGGATGTGTTCGACCGGGCCATTGATCGGGGTCAGCGTCATAATGACCCGGCCCGACTTGACCAGCACGCGCTTTCGCAGCTCGCGCATCATCTCGGGACTACACGGCTCGTCAACAAGCACGAGGTCGACCGTCGCGCCTGCGACGGAGCGCGGGCCTTGATCGTCCGTGACCCACCGAATGGTCGACCCGTTGGCAAACTTCGTTAGCGGCCGGTTCGCCCCGTAGCCGGTCTTAGGGTTGTATTCGCAGTCGTCAGCCAGAGCTCCAGCCGGTATCAGGTCGTGACACTTCGACTGGATGCTGATGGACTGCGACTGATTCAGGCTGCACACGATGACCTGAACCGGCGGCGCCTTCGTCTGGTAGTGCGGGTGCGTTCCGAGGCACGACCAGATGACCTCGGCCAGACCCGCGGTCGACTTGCCGAGCGCCTGGTTACCGGCTCGGTACAACTTGTCGCCGCTCATGCGCAACCACCGCTCCTGCGGCACTAGCCAGCGCATGTAGTCCAACGGGCGTTCGCGCCGACGCCGTGCGTACTCGGCCAGATTCGCGCGCAGCCTTGAGGTGGCCGCGGTCATCCGGTCGAGGCCTTGCCCGTGACCACGCGCAGCAGCGGAGCCGACAGCCGAGCCAGCACGGCAGCGCGAACGGTCGGCGGCAGGGCCTGCACGTCGGCCGTGATGGCGTCGACAAGCTCAGCGTCAGACACGTCCTCGACAGTCGCAGCCGCGGCGCGTTCGGCCTCGCTGATCGCGGCCAGAAGTTCGACCTCCTGCTTGATCAAGGTCGCAGCCGCGCCAAACGTGCCAGCGGCCGATGCCTTCGCGCGTAGAGCTCGAGCAGCCTCAAGGCGCTGGCGCAGGGCCTCCACCGCGTCGGCCGGTTCAGGCGGCAGCGCGTCGGCAGGGTCTGGCGGCGTCGTCAGGCCCGCGAGGTCGGCCAGCTGTT